ATGTTCGGGAAGTCCTTGGGGGTCAGGCCAAACTCGGCACAGGCACGGGAAACCATCTCTTCGATAGCCTTGCGGGTGAACGAAATGACGCCGATGCGGGACGGGTGAGTGCCGTTGGCAAGCGCAGTTTTAATCTCTTGGATCAAACGATAGGTCTTGCCGCAGCCCGGAGGCCCCAAGATCAGGAGTGAGTTGTCAATCATAGATCCTTCCCCCTCGGTCTGCTGCTCACCCAATCCTCAATCTCGGACAGAACCCAGCGGCTAGACGAACGCTTGCTGTGCTCACTGCCCAGTACAATCGGTAGCGGGAAGTCGGGTGTTGTTTGAGCCAACTTGTAGACGTACG